TCTTCCTGTTTTCTTCTTTCATCGTCTGATTCTTTTTCTTTTGCAAATAGTTCAGGGTAATAATCCCAGGCTTTCAATATCTGTCCCTCTTCAGAAAAAGCAGCAGTCAAATTACCGACAATCGTTTCTGCCAAGATGAAATTATCCCATATTGCCTGTTTTCTTTTTTCTTTTTCTCTTTTGTAATATGCCTCTAAACAATCAATGATTTCATTCAGAGATAAGTTCCAGAAGCGTTCCGGACTGATGCCTGCATATAGTGCCTCTGGATAAAGATACATAAGATACTCTGTTGTGGTGGTTATTTCATCTCTTCCATGATGTCCTCCGCCTGTTCCGCCGGGAAAAAACCCGAAACAACCAGTGTAGGGATAATAATTTTCGTATAAAGGCTGAATTGGTCTCCTCCCTCTTCCGTCCAGACATCATATAACTTTTTGATCTTTGCATAGCTCATGTTATGCTCCCAGTTCTCCATCGCCGCCTGAATGATCGTCAGCATAACAGAAAGGGGCGGGATTTCATCAATCATATTTATAATGTTTTGATGATATTTATTCTCTACTCTTTCAACAGCGCCCGCCTGTAGTTTTAACTTGTAATCTCTACCTGCTACTGTCCAATAGTGAAAAGGTTTTCTCTTTTTTTCAATCTCTACTACTTTTTCTTCTGTTTCCTTCACTTCATCTAATCCACCGATATTTTCGTTCATCTTCTACCTCCTTATGCCGGGTCTGTGCGTTTGATTGACTGTACAGCGATGGTAGCTTCAAATTCGATTACACCGTTAACTCCACCGCCGGTACGTTTTACCGCTACCTGTCCTGTAAATTCTGTTATTGTCTTGTCTGGAAGTGTTTCCTGAAAAGTCAATACTGTTCCCTTATCCGCTGCCGCGCTTAAAACTCTGTACGGAGATTCTGCTTTGGTATTATCATACTTAAACTTGTACTTCATATCCGACAAATCCCCAATTCCCTTTTCATATACTTTATGGGAATCTGTTAAGCAGGTATTATCTACTTTTTCAATATCTTCTCCCATTTCCGGGATTTCTTTTAATCCAGGAAGGTCCGTGAAAGGAGATTCGCTTT